GTCGGATTGGTCCAATCAAAAAGCGTGGTCACCTCGAAAAGGTTATGCAACTAAAGAACAATGTGGGTCAGAGACGCAAGATCTTCGAGCAGCAGTTGGTCAACCTGGCACAAAATGCTAAAAAGAAGGAACTTTCGAAATATATCGTGGGTCTGAACATTCCGGCTGAAAATAAGAGCAGATATGTTAAACAAACGAACAAACCCGGTGCAAACCTGAACCTGATTCGCCGAACTGTTAATAAACAGGTGAATCAAAAGATCACCAATGCTTCAAAGTCCTTAGTCGCCGGTGCGATCGGTAAGATTCAGGCAAAAGAGAACAAGAACATCGCGAATGCCTCCAAGGCGCTCGTCGCTGGTGCGATCGGTAACTTGAAAAGGAAAAACGCAGCTGCTACGAAAATTCAAGCTGGATTCCGTGGGAAGAAGGGTCGTAACCAGGCTCGACGAGCTCTGTTGAACAAGGCACCCGTGGCTGAGACATTTGTTCCTGAACCGAAAATGACTAACAACCCACTCTTTAGAGCTCTTGTTCAGAAAAACAAGGAACGGCGTGTCGTCAATGCGGTAAAATTGGCCGCGAAAAAGACCGCACTCTCCCGCGCTTCTGGCTCTGAGCGTGTCAAGATGGCGAGAAACTTGGCACCTGCTAAGCAAGAGAATGTCAAGAAGGTTGCAAATGCGATCAAGATATTCAATCGTCAGAGTGCCATAAGCGCCGTGAACCGCCTGAAGAAGCTCAGTTTAGCTGAGAAGACCAGGTTCAAGGGACAAATTAGTGGTGCTAGTACAAAGGAACGTGTCAAGGAAATTGAGACGAGTGCGATCAGGGAAGATGCCCGCAAGAAGGCTGAGGAGAACAAGAAGAAGGAAGATGAGCGTAAGAAGAAAGCTGATGCGGAAGCTGAGCGAGTACGAAAGTTGGAAGCGAAGAAGGCCACGCGCGCTGCGGCTGAGAGAGCTGCCATTTCCGCGAAGAAGATGCTCACCGAGACTGAAAAGATGAAGGCGAAAGCTGCAGAGAATAAAAAGTTCAACGACAGACTCGCCGAAAAGAGGCGACTTTTGAGAGAAAGAGAAGCTAAGTCGGAACCCAAAAAGCGTAAAACCAAGAAGAGATGAACATCGACGACGATTGTACCGTGGTGACCGATATGCCCCTCAGTGACGAAGTCGCCGACTTTATTGAACAGGGTCTCCACCGAGATATGTCCAAGGAGGATGTAGAGGACTGGTGTGATCAAAATTTAGAGAATGTCACGGCCATTTATGAGAAGTATCGGGGTACATACTTGTCATATGGACAGGCGGACATGACCCTCTTTTTTGCACAGACTATCTACGAGAGAGACGATGCCCGTGAGATGATTAGCCAATTTGTAGATTTTCAATAATTAAAGAAATAATGTGCCTATAACCTAATGGAAAATTGTGATGTCTGCTGTGAAAAGTTGAACAAGATAAATCACAAAAAAGTTAAGTGTCCTTTTTGTGATTTAACGAGTTGTAGATCCTGTTCCCAGAGATACATTTTAGAATCTTTCCAAGATCCACATTGTATGGGTTGTAAGACTTTATGGAATCGTGAGTTTGTGGATTCGTTCTGTACCAAGTATTTTAGGAATACTGATTTGAGAAGACACCGTGAGAATGTTTTATTTGAGAGAGAAAAGGCACTCATGCCTGAGACGCAACCAGAAGTTGAACGTATCATACAAATGCGAAGACTTCGTCGTATCATTCGAAAGCAAAAAGAAGAACTGATTGAACTTCATCATCGATACGGTACGTTCGAATACGAGCAACCCTTACCGAATGATATTCATGTTCTTTATCGAGATATGGAAAACACATATAGACATCTCGAACAGCTTCGAATGAACGGATCAACCCTCGATAACGAACCGAGGCGTTTCGTGCGTCAGTGCCCAGTTGAAGAATGTAAGGGCTTTCTCAATGAGGAATGGTATTGTGGATTGTGCGAACATTCATATTGTAAGGACTGTAACGAACCACTGACACCCGAACACGAATGTGACCCCGAGACTGTCAAGACTATGAAACTTTTAAACAGAGATAGTAAGTCTTGTCCAAAGTGTGGGACGGTCATTCACAAGACGAGTGGTTGTGCACAGATGTGGTGCATTTCGTGTCACACCGCATTCAATTGGCGCACTGGTGAAATTGAAACTGGTCGGATACACAACCCACATTTCATAGAGTTTAAGAAGAAAACGATGATGTCTCGGGAGCATGGAGACATCCCATGTGGTGGTGTACCTTCATTCAGAGAACTTAGAGAAATTGGTGCCACGAATGAAATACTCCAATACGCGATGGTCGTGCATCAAGTAGAACGTGAAAACATGTATTTGGATCTACGACCATTTGATAATACACAGATGCGAATTGCTTATATGCTGAATGATATTACAGAACAGGATTTCAAACATTTTTTACAGCGACAGGAAAAATACACGGATAAATCCAGGGATCTATCGAACATTTTCGAAATGATGGCCAACACGGGTGGGGACTTGTTGAGACAGTACGTGATAGACCCTGGACGACATGACGAAATCGTAGATCTTTTACAGAAAATCGTAGACTACGGAAATGATATTTTTGAATCGATTCGAAAACGGTACAATTGTCGACTCCCCAGAAATATTTATGTATGAGTATTCTAAGATGATACTCATATTGTTTCTGATTTTGATTGTCGTGTACTTGTTACCCATGTATCCAAAACCCCGAGTCTACCACGATTTTATAACACCCGAAGAGCGGCGACACATCATTCAGAAATGTGAGAAGAATCTCGAACCATCTTTGGTTTCAGAGGAACGTCACATAGATGAAACAGTTCGTAAGAGTGAAACGGCGTGGCTTGGTCGGGGTGACCCTGTAGTGGATGCTATCATAAAGCGGTGTCTCAAAAATACGGACCGCCCAATTGTAAACTGTGAAAGACTTCAAGTTCTTCGATACAAACCGGGTGGATTTTACGAACCTCATCAAGATATGATCGAGGGGGACAAGAATCCAAGAATGTACACGTTCATTTTGGCTCTCAACGATGACTACGAAGGTGGTGAGACTGTATTCCCAAATCTGAACAAAGCGTACAAGCTCAAGGCGGGTGACGCCCTCTTTTTCGACACACTCGACAACTACGAGATGGAAACGTCCAAGGCTTTACACGGTGGGAATCCTGTAAAGTCTGGTGAAAAGTGGATATGTAACTTATGGGTTCGAAAGTATCCATACACTACCTAGTTTTATATCTTTTCACAGACGTTTCCTTTGCTTCAAAATGATTGATCATTTATACCCCGAAACTTTAATATCATCTGATTATAGATGGATCTTCCCACATATGTATACAGTCAGATGACACCAGAAGAAAAACAGATTATCACCCGAGAAATCACACACCCAATTGTCATACGCGGGTTATACCAACCCAAAGCACGGAAGTTGTCATTTGAAAAGGTTATTAAAATGTTCGGTCACATGGAACTCCCCGCTGAACTATATGATACACCCGAAACGGACACAACCACAGCTATTATGGGGACGATGTCCATTCCAAATCTCATCGCACACTGGAAAAAGAAACGACCACCTTCCATCTACTGTGCAGAAGTCGATCTGTTTGAACAGCGAGTATCCAAAGGTCTACTTGAGACGTTACATAACCCGAACACAGGTGTCAGAAAGGTTGAAACCTTGATGTTGTATCTAGGAAACGGTCATTCGAGTGGGTTGCATTTGCATGTAAACTCAGATTTCATACTCAACCAACTATATGGTTCGAAAACGGTGTACATATTTGATAATTACGACAATCCCGATATTCATAAAAACAGTGTATTCGCTGTAGGTAAATCCAATTTTGCGAAGGAGGACTTTTTCAAGATGGACCATAGCAAAATGAAAATATACAAAGTGACGTTACAACCCGGTGATAGTTTGATGATTCCACCTTGGTCATGGCACGCCACACAGGGACATGGAATCAACATGTCCATCACACAAATCTTTGAACGTAAAAATCTTTGGTATCTTCTCAAAAATCCAAATTTGATTCTTGATTATTATTCAGATGAATACATGACACAATTGATCGTGTTACTCGTCATACTTTTCATAGTCATGTATTTTAAGCGTCGATATCACCGCGCTCGATGAGCTTCTTGCGGTTCGCCATATGAAGGTCCTGAACGAGGGCCTTGTTTTCCGCACCATACGGCACAGCGTACCCCTCATCGCACAACCACTTGTTGACATTGGTCCAAATACCTTCCTCACACACCCAAACCTCGGCGAGGACACGACCAAACTTACCCCTCGAATCCGCCTCGGGGCATCTGAGTTCGATCTCGATATCATCCTTCTCAGATGCGACCGCCTTTAGACACCACTCCTTGAGCTTCTTCTTCGAGAGGAGACCAAACTTCTTCTCCTCCTTGTCCGACGTACGAGACTCTGGGGTATCGATGCCGAGGAGACGGACACGTTGCTTCGTGCAGACATCGAAACCGAGATCGATGTTGACATCGATGGTGTCACCGTCGACCACCTTCTCGAGGGAGGAGACACGATACTTGAAGTTACAGGGTTCGACGTTGTAGGAAGACATTTCTATTCTCAAGACACTTAAAATCTTTATGCTACGTTAAAATATGAAATGTGTCGCAACCTTTTCCGAAAATAATTTGTACAAAATCAAACTGGCAAAGACTCGTAAGAATGTTCTTGAAGGTATGTACAGACGACCGAGTATCGTGGAGGTGCGTCCAATTAGAGAAAATCTGAGACTTCGTTTACGCTTCACCGAAGCGATAAAAGAAGCACAGGAAATATGCGAAGATAACATAGAGTCCCAAGAGTGTCATTGGGCGTGGTATGAAGTGGATGAATTAGAGGATTCCCTCATGCGTCAATGATGACCGTAGGTGGTTCGTCATCATATCCATAAAATTTAATAGAAACGCCATAGAGTTCATTGAGTCGTGAGTGTAACTCTCCATTTATGAACCATTTCCATTCGTGTAAATCTGTAGAAAAGTATTCACATTTATCCTCCCCGAAGCCACGTTTATAAAGAAAGTCTTCGTAGCGTATTTCCCTCATGAGAGAAAAGACTCCATCAGGGACCGGGACTGTACCCATTTTGACGGCGTCGAAGATGTCGATGACATAGTACCCACGTGCGTCACATATGATGTTGACTTGTATGTCAGGGAACCCTTTGATGAAAGATTCAAGGTCGGCGTTACTCGGGAGAGTTGTGAAGATTGTGGGACCGACTTCATCCGGAATCACCTGCAGGAGCGAGGGGTGTGTGTGATATGCCACAGGTGCGTCGGACCACTCCGCCTCGAGAACACTCGAGTCGACGCGCGCCCTTTCCTTAGAAGTCACGTAGGTGAGACCCTTGTAGTTCATACACTTGTCGTACTTCACCTTACCGCCATATTCCCACCTATTCTTCGATGACAACTTACTCACAGATTTCAAATCTCTCACCACGACTTTTGTAATGTGTAACCTGTGTGCGGTCATCCTATATTCATGATGACATTTTTATCCAAGAGTGTAATTTCACCGAGTTGATCCCATGTGTAGTACTTGACGGATATGCCAAACTTTCTGCGCATGATGGGGTCTATGTAGTTGTTCACGGCTCGTTTCCATTGAGTGGGTGTCGTTTGAAAGTATTCCAGGTTACTCCAGTTCACAGATACACGCTGAAATTCTCTGGAACTCAAGAAGCGATTAAATTCTGCGACAACTTCATCTGGGTTGGGTTTATTCATATTCGTTTCAATGAGATCAATGATGTAGTACCCCTGGTTCTCGAGGATAATATTTGCTTGAATCGTGGGGTAGTAGCTTATATACGTTCTGAAATCAGTACCACTTGGATAGGTAAAAAGTGTCCTGTTTTGTTCGGGAACTGGGTGTGTGTGATACACGATATATTGAGTCATATCTTCTTGTGTGGGGGTTACAGAAGCCAATTGTTGGTTTGTACTCACCGTCGGTGTACTGAATCTAACATAGTTACGCGTATTCGAAAGTGTGAACGGTATCGAGCCCCCATACTCTACTCGCTGTTCCCAAGTCTTTTTGTAAATATCTTGAAGCTCCTTGATTGTTTT